TTCCGCCTGGGGGTTACTGGATGCCATGCCGGTTGGGGATCACTTTACTAAGCGCGTCTATGATGACGTTGTAACGCAAGATAATGCCGATTCGGTTATTGAGAACGAGAAGCTAAAGGAGAAGTTTGACCTGTCGTATAACCTTAGTACGTTTCAGGAGACGGATAGGGTTCGGGTTATCGGCACCACATACAACTACTTTGATTGCTATGTGTACATCCAGAACAAGAAGGATGAGGTAACGGGTACGCCTTTGTACCATGTGAGGAGAAAGCCCGTTACAGTTGATGGCTCGTTTAATGGTGCCAGTGTCTTTCCACCTGAGAGTGTCCTTATTGAGTCGAGGAGTAATAGGCGAGCGTTTGCGGCTCAGATGTTACTCGACCCTACCCCTAGCGGCGATATTACGCTGAACCCTGACTACATAAAGGAGGTGGACCCGGAGCAGATTCCGAAGAACATTTGGAAATTCATGACGGTGGACCCTGCCGGGCTAACCAAGAAGAAGGATGGGAATGGGGATGCGTGGGCCATTCTTTGTTTTGGTGTTGTACCTGAGCGTGACGATATTGGTGCAAGCGATCTTTATATCTTGGATCTCCTGATTGATGAGCTGGAAGGGGATGAAGCACCGAGAGAAGTCGGGGAAATGTACATCCGAAACGGAAGAATCAAGAAACTAGGCGTCGAGAAGGTCGGGATAAGTACCATGGAGATGCACATATCGAACTACTTACTTACCAAAGGGCGCAGAGTTAATACTGAAAATGGGTTACTTGAGGTTCTACGACCTGGAGGAAGATCCAAGGAAGGACGAATCGAGAGTAGTCTTGAGTGGCCCCTTAATAACGGAAAGATACACATCTCTAAAGCTATCCCTCTTGCTATGCGGGAGCGGTTGAAGATGGAGATGAGAAAGTACCCGTACTGGAAAGATGATGGCTTGGATGCTCTTGCGTATGCGTATGACCTTATCAAAGGGTATCGCTTTCGCGGGAAGAACTCTTACACCCTTACTGAGAAGGATAAGTGGAGAGAGGACGACCATGATCCAGATCTTACGGGATGGATAGTTTGCTAAGAGAAACATATGGGCGCGGTTATATTACCAAAGCATAAAACGATAGAAAACGCTTACGAGCTAGAGGGCTTGCCTGTCAGACATTGGGCTTATCAAGGGAGAGATGTTGACGGAATAGCTTGGGGAAAGAAGGTAGGGAGAAATGACTTCAAGCCTCTTCCTGACCATGAGTATTGCATCTATGCGCGTACTCAGGTGCAGGGGATCGATAAGGCTATGAAGGATGTGTTCTACCTTCGGGATGATGATGAGGTTCACATCTACGAAATCCTCTAGTGAAAAAACTTGCCATTACATCCAGATGGGGCTTCGGGCGTAGGGCTCACCACCATATCGTCTATCTTAATGATGATGATGGTGTTGGCGCTGCATCCTTAGACCCCTTTGGTGGAACGCATGAGGTACAATGGATTCCTCCTCAGCCAGAGGTACCGGAACAACCTGAACAGCAAGACCCGAATACGGGCGAAATCATCCCGGCGCAACCCGGACAACCTGCTCAACCTGGCTTCTGGCAACTCCTTCCCGACCCTGAAGATGGTCATACCCACGAGATAGCGGGAGATTATGAGGTTAAGGAGAAGCAGAAGAAGGAAGCAGATGATGTCGTTATCCGCGAGGTGTTGGAACTGTGGAGGACGGCGGCAGAGCTTGAGTGGGATTCCAAGGAAGATGCTGATGAGTCAGATGACTTCTTTGATGGAGAACAGTGGGAGGAGAAGGATAAGAATCTCCTTAAGAGCCTCGATAGGGCTTGCCTTACAATCAACTTAATCGCTCCGAAGGTAAACGAAATATCGGGACACCAACGGCAGAGCCGAACTGACATTCACTTTGTTCCTGTAGAAGACGGGGATCAACGTGCGTGTGACCTATACAATGTTGTAGCGAAGGTTATCTGCGAGCAGAGTAATGCTGACCGTGAAGAATCGGCAGTGTTCTTGGATCAGGTTATACGGGGAAGAGGTTGGTGGAATCTTTATGCGGATTTTTCCAAGAATTTACTTGGGGATTTAAGGCTCCAGAGATTCTCCGATAAGCGCGTAAAGGTTGGCCCTCATGAGCAGACCGACTTAGAGGATTGTGAGTACCTGTTAAAAGACCGGATGTACTCCAAAGCTAAGATGGAGCAGTTGTGGCCGGACAAAGCTGATGATATTGGCGAAGACTTTGAGGGAATAGAGGAACTAGGGACAAGACACCCGGTTTACGCCACGGATAACTATGCCAAAGGTGACGGCTCCCTTATCGTAATGAACGGGGAAACTCTTGTTGATATTGCCAAGAAAGAATACCGAGTCATTGAGTGTTGGAGAAAGGTTTGGATTGACGCCACTGTTGCAGTTCAAGCACAAGACGAGCACGTTCAAAGCTTATACGGTTGGGATTCCAAAGACGTAAAACTTGTAGGAACTATCCCCGGTTTCGTTGTTATCCCTCGAACAGAACAGAAGATAAGAATCTCGAAAATCGCTGGAGGCGTGCTCCTCTCGGATGAGAATCCAGCAGACCTCCCTGTTGATGACTTCTTTATGGTGCCAGCTTACGCCTATAAGCGAGACGGGCGGTACTACGGGATAGTTCAGGCGGCGAAAGATCCTCAGAGGGAAGTAAACAAACGGCGCTCTCACGCTATCGACATTGCTAACCGTATGGGTGCCGCTGGTTGGGGCTATGATGATGAGACCTTCGCTGATGAGTTAGAGGCAAAGCGGTTTAGACAGAACTCAACTAAGCCCGGATTTGTCATCAAGCTAGGGGATGTGAACCGTCCTCCTCACCAGTTCAAAGGTGAAGCCTTCCCTTCTGAGATGGTTCAACTCATGCAGATGGATGTTGAGAATCTGGATCGTCTTCTTAACATTTCCATTCGAGAACCGGGCGCAAACACTTCGGCTGCTGCCATCATGCAAGCTCAGAAGATGAAGCTCATTGGGAATGAATTCCTCTTTGATAATTTGAGCTTTGCCAAGAGAAAAATAGGCAGACTGCTCCTTCACGCGATTCGACGGTACTACAGTCCTCAACGAATTTACCGCATTGTGACTAATCAGAATGTCAAAAAAGAAATTCAAATTGGTGGACAACCAATCGAGAACTACACCATCGAAGAGATTACCGAGATTCTTGAGAACGCTGATCTCGCAAAGATGGATGTTGCGGTTACTGAGGCATCTTATAGTCCGACGACGAGGATAGCTATCCTCACCATGCTCCAAGAGTGGGCGAAATCCGGCGGCCCCGTTCCTCCTCAGATGTTGGTCAAATACTTTGATGTTCCTGAAGAAGAGAAGCAATCAATGCTTCAAGACTTAGAAGCGCAACAACAGGCGCAAGCAGAATCCACAAATAGTCAGGCTGATGCTCAGATTGAGATGACTCTTGCCAAGCAGGGAATATTCACCGAGCGAGTTCGGCAGATGATTCCTCAAGAACAACCAATGCCAGAACCCGAAATGCAAGAACCTCCAATGCAAGCTCCACAAGGAGGGATAGGAGAAGGAGCGCCACAAATTCCTGAAACTCCGGTGGTTCAAGAACCCCCACCAGAAAGCGAGGTTTCAAAAATTAATCAAAGACTGATGGACATGCTGCAAGCTCAGATGGCGGCACAACAACAACCAAGACAAGAAGCTCCTCCGCAACCGATAGTCCTCAATGTTGATGCTAAACAGTCGGGAAGAAAGATAACTCGAATCCATAGAGATCCAACTACGAGGGAGATTATTGGAGCGGAAGTTCTAGATGATGAACCGATGGGAGTATAGCCCATGTCTGACAATACTACTGTCTCGAACTCTCCAACTTCATCGAATTCAGATATACCTGTCAAAACCACCGATGAGGGTGGATACCACATTCAACACGTAAACGTTGACTCACTAGCGTCTGGGTTTTCCCTACCAGAGTTTGACTATGTAGCAGTGACCTATCCTAGTGCAACTCAAGAGGTTTATGAATTCAAAGTCGGGGGATCAGGCGGAAGTACTGTGGCGACAATAACCGTAAATTATACCGATTCTACCAAGGACTTTGTATTGAATGTCGCTAAAACTTAATCCTATTACCGGGCAATTCGATGTCGTTAGTGTAGATGCGCCAAAGGATGCAAGTTACCTAACGCTCGGAACCAGCACGAAGCTTACCTCCGAGCGTGTCGCCACAGCGTCTAGCAACGTCACGATTACGGATGCTGGCGCGGGAAGCACTGCGACATTTGATCTGTCTAATACCGGGGTGACCGCCAACACCTATGGGGGTTTGAACAGATATGTATCTCTTGCGATAGATGCCAAGGGTCGGATAACTGCGGCTAGTGACGGTGCTGATTTAGCCCCGGTCCCCCCGGCGTACTCTTCGATTAGTGGGACATCAGGAACTTCGTCGGCAGCCGGATCTTCTACTCTTGCTTTTGCGTCCACTAATGGAATGACGCTTGTTGCGGCTGACGGAAGCCCAGATACAGTCACGGTTAACACCCCGCAGGATATTCAGTCGAGTGCGAGCCCAACGTTTGTAAAATTAACATTGTCGGGAACAGGGGGGTCAAATGGGCTTATCGTCAGTGATTGTGTCTGGTATAGGAGCACCACAAATACTTGGAAAACTGACGACCGTACACACTTTGCGCCTCCGACCAACACGGGAACCTCTGGGAGTTATATTGGGGCTCTGCTTCAGGTGAATTCCGGCCCCGCTTCGTCGTCTTCTGCGCGGCATTGGGGGTTGCAATTTGCGGTTGCTCACAACACCGCTCAGAACCTAACGGACGCAACTTCTGGGATTACGGGCATTGAGGGATACGCCCGAAACGAGAGCACTGGGACTGTGACAAGAGAGGTGGGGGGTCTTTTTTATACTGACAATACGGCAGCCGGATCCGTTACCAACGCTATAGGTGTCTGGACATTCAATTCCACCTCGAACGCTTCTGCCGTCACCTCCGAATATGCGGGTTTGCGAGTGTCGGCGGGAACGACAACCGGAACCACAACTGCGTGGTACGGGGTGAGGGTTGGTGCCCCTGCGTTTTCGGCGAACTCGCAAACGCGAGTCGGGATTCGAGTTGAGGCCATGCCCGATCCCGGCGCCTTTACCGGGACGACTGGGTACGCCATAAACATTGAGGGTACTTCGCGTGCCATTCGAGATGGGATACGAATCGGAGGGGATGTAGAGATATATTCTTCTGGGGCTAATATTCTACGTCTCGGCGCCTCGGATTCGTTTGAGTTATCCGCTGGAAACATAATAACCGACACTACGACGGGAACAAAAATCGGGACGGCTACGGGGCAGAAGTTTGCCTTCTGGAATGCTACCCCGATAGTACAGCCCACGACAGCGGGTGCCGCTGCCACGTTTGTCGCAAACACCTCGGGAATTGCAAACGATACGGCTACATTTGACGGGTACACGATAGGGCAGGTAGTTAAGGCTTTACGAAACATGGGAGTGCTGGCATGAAATTTTCATTTACGATTCGTGACACGAAGGCGATGGAGGCCCTTACGCTTTTTTGTAACGCTTATGGATATAAGGCATCCGTGTTCCAAGGGGGGGAGATTGTCCCAAACCCAGAAACTCGGACGGAGTTTGCCGAGCGGATACTAAAGGAGATATTTGTCGGCCCCTTTAAGAAGGAGGCTGCGGATAGGGCAGCGCAACTGGCGGTGCAGACTGCCGATGGGGAGGTGTAGTGACCCTTCTTGTCCTACTTAATCCCAAACAATTTAATGTTCTTCAGGGGTGGAAGAAATGGCCTAAGTCCAGAGGGATTCCTCGCTATCCCGAATACGAAAAGTTCGAAGGGAAATTCCTATTACCCACGAAGAATAGGAGGAAACTTAAGGCCGTAATTGATGAGAAATGGGCCACTTCTGAGGTAAAGCCGGAAGCTATTGCGAGAGAAGTTATCCAAGCGGTGACCGTCCTTGATGAGTCCTATCAGCTTGCTATTAAAGAATTTGAGAATGAGCCGTTACCAGAATCGTTCCTCTCTTTGGTTCAGGAGATGCGAGTCGAACAAGAACCTCCACCTGATCCTCTTTGGGTAATATCAGAACTAATAGTTCATATTAATATTGAGCGTAAGAAGAAGAAGGACGAGGAAGAGGTTATCTCCCTCCTAATGTCCATAATCCACTAACCACTTACTTATCCGCGATTCCAATCTCCATACTCATTTTAAGTGGGGCAACTCACTTTGAGGCTGCGGTGCAATTAAGCACCTCTCATTGGAACACCATATGACAGATACGGAAGGAACTTCCCCTAGCGCGGAAACGGAATCAGGAGAAACCGAACACGTTGAAATAGAGAAGGCTGATGATGAAGACCTCGACAGTTATCTGGAGAGATTCAAGGCCGGAGAATTTGACGAAGACGGAGAACCCGAAGCCCCCCGCACTGAAGGTAATGACCAGCCAGCGGAAGAGGCGGCACCTGTAGAGCCGAAAGCTCCAGAGCAGGACGACCGAGTGACTCTAAGCCGAGCCGAACTGGAGGCGTACCAACAGAAGATTGTTAGGCAGGAAGCAGAAAATCGGCAGAAAGAGCAGTTTATCCAGCGCCAAAAGCAGCAGTTGGGTGAGGCTCGACAAGAGGCGAAACGATACAAGTCGCAACTCGAAGGACGGTTAGAGGACGCAGGTTCTCAAGCTGAAGCATTCCAGATTCTCCGTGAAATGGAGAAAGCAGATGGAGTGATTCAGGAGATCGACAGTCGGGAAGCGGGTATCGACAAGGTACAGCAGACTTTTCAAGCGGTAAGTCAGGCTGTTGATTTGACCTCGATTCCCATTGATGACGTGAAGGAAGTCCTTCGCTCGGATGGGTTAAACGAAAATCAGATCAACACCTTTCTACAGAACCCTTGGGAGGCAGATGCGGCTGCACTTGTTCAACTCTTTAAGCGGTCCAGTGAGAAGACAGAGAAGAAGAAGTACGAGAAAGCACTTCAAGATCTCATCCCTCTTACTGAACGACTGTTTGAGGAGCTGAAGAAGCAGAAGGGAAAACCTGAACGTCTTTTGAGCGAGGTATCGAAGGCAATCAAGAGTGGGCCGAGTCTTAACGCTTCAAGCGGTAACTCCAGTCCCAAGAGAGGAATCTCCGATATTGATGTCACCAAGCTGTCTTCGAAGGAACTGGATGACTTGTACAAAGAAACTAAATCCAGTTTGAGGAGATAACTTAAATGTCTAAAACAGTAATTGCTACCGGGGATACCCTTGCCAAAAAGGTATTCGACGAGAAGCTCTTTAGGGATTCGTTAAAGGATACCTACTTCGGTTCTAAGATGATGAGTAAGTCAGGTGATAAGCCTGTCTACGTCAAGGAAGAACTCGAAAAAGAAAAAGGTGAGTCAGTTGTATTCGGTCTTCGTATGCGCGCTTCAGGTGCAGGGCAGACCGGGGATGCAACTCTTGAAGGAAACGAAGAGGCGCTCACTTTCTACAACCTGACCGTTACTCTTGAAAAGTATCGACACGCCATTCGTGATGAGGGTGAACTCTCTCGTCAGCGTCCTGCGTTCGACATTGAAGATGAAATGGTTCAGGCCATTAAAGGTTGGGGAACTGAGAAGCTCGACCAGCTTGTCTTTGATGCAATCGGTATCGGAGAAAATCCAGTCTCGAATCCTACCAAGGTCTTTTACAAGACTTCGGCAGGAGTGTTGGCCGGATCTGCTGCAACCGCTAAGGCTGCACTGACCGCTGCTGATTCGAAGATCACCCCCGGAATGGTCATGGCTATTAAGGCATGGGCTAAGACTGGAGGAGATAGAGCGTATGTTCCGATTCGTCCAATCATGGATGGCGGGAAGAAGTATTTCCACCTCATCACCCATGATGATTCGCTTTATGACTTGAAGGTTGATTCAACCTACCAGCAGTTCCTTCGTGACGCGGAAGTTCGTGGAAAGGATAACCCGCTCTTTACCGGAGCAGTTGCGGTTATCGACTCCGTAATCATCGACGAAAACGAGAAGTGTGACATTGCCACTGATGGTGGTGGTGCTTCCGTTGCGTGGTGTAAGGCGAGCTTCTTTGGTCAGCAAGCAATTTGTTGGGCATGGGGTAAGCGACCAAAACTTATCGAGCGTGACTTCGACTATGGAGATGAGCTTGGTAAGGCATGGCGCGTTATCGCGGGTGTTAAGCGTTCTGCGTTTAACTCTCTCGACTACGGCTCTGTGGGTATCTGGCTTGCTCGAAGCAATATCGCTGGACTGTAAAAACTGATGGGGGCTTCGGCCCCCTTTTAAGGAGATTTTCAAAATGGCTACTACTTATTCATCTTCTAAGGTTGCTGCGACTGTCGCTGCCCGATCTGGTATCGACATCACCGCTGTATACATGACTTATGAAGCTGCTGTTGCACTTGTTCTTGATGACATCATCCAGATGGTTAAGGTTCCTGCGGGAGCTACCATCTTGGAGTTGATCCTCTCTGTTGACGATCTTGATACGGGAACAACTCTCGTTCTTGATGTGGGAGACGGCGCAGATGATGACCGCTACATTCTTGGCTCGACAATCGGGCAGGGTGGAGGAACGGTTCGTCTCGGTCAGGGCGTGACTGGTGCTGCTGCTGCAAATGCACTGAACTACAACTACACGGCAGAGGATACTATCGACGTTCACGTTGATACGGCTCCTGCTGGTGGTGGAACTGGAACAGTTGCACTCGCGGTTATCTACACCTTGAACTCGTAATAGGACGGGGGGCGAAAGCCCCCCTTTACTATGGCAACAACTGATTTTGACTTTCAAAGTTCGCGGGATAAGATTCTCCAACGTGCGTTTCGCATATGTGGGGACTTGGCTCTTGGCGAGCCTATGACGGCAGAGAAGTTGGACCAAGGGAACCAGATTCTTAACGATATGGTTAAGAGCTGGCAAGCCGATCATGTGTTCTTGTGGTCGGAATATCTTGGCTCGATTACCGTTGTTGCAGGGACGTATCAGTACTCACTCTCGACTGACCCTCTTATCTTTACTGTCGATAAAGCATTTTACCGCCTGAGTAATGCCGATACTCCGATTGAGGTTACGAGCTACCGGAAGTATCAGGACATTACGAACAAAGCCGAGACGGGTTCACAACCAATCGTTCTTGCTCCTTACTACGACCGGACTACTGGGACGACGAAGGTAACAATCTGGCCTGTACCAAACACTGCAGCGGCAAGTGGCACTATCGTTTATCACGGGCTCTCTCGTCTTAAGGATTTTGATAGCGCGACATCTACCGGAGACTTTTCTCCTGCCTGGACTAACGCGCTTGTGTACGGAGTTGCTGACGACTTGGCAGATGAGAAGGGATTAAAGCCTTCGGAGAGACAGATAATTAGTTCTAAGGCTGCAAAGTATTACGCTCTTGCAAAGAGGGGAGACAAGGCGATTGATGACTCCGACTTTGTTTGTGGCACTTATAGTTACGGAGACTAATGGGACGCGCTATACCAGTTGAAGCTCTTATCTCAGGACTTACCGACTCGGTTGGTAGCCCTTTGGCGCTAGGGAAGATTTATACCTATGCCGCTGGAACGACGACTCCTAAAAGTGTCTGGCAAGATAACGCTCAGGCTTCGGCGCACGCTAACCCGGTAGTTCTTGATTCTCAGGGGAAGAAGCTCGTTTATGCTGAAGGTAACTATAGATTCGTAATTAAAGATTCCAATGACAATACTCTCTACACTCACGATAATCTTTGGTTCTCTTCTGATGATGCTGGACTTATCAATGTCGGCACTACGGGTGGTTCTGCTAACGCTCAAACCGGGTCCACGTCCGTCGATATTGGCTCCACAATCCCAACAGGAACGATAGTTCGAGGGATAGCCGGGTACACCAACTCTGGCGCTATGACCTTCAACCTTAACGGGGATGGGGCGGTAGCGGTTAGGACTAAGCGGTCGAGTTCCGTCGAACTTGGAAGTGGCGCTATTATAGCGGGAGAGGCTTTCTCTCTTTACTATGACGGAACCTACTGGCGCTCAATGAGCGACCGGGAAGGGAGAAAGACCTACACCCCAACGTATACTGCTCAAGCTGGAACCTACACCTCTGTCACAACTGATGTCGCAAGTTATGAGCGTATCGGGAATGAAGTAGATTTAACAATTCGAGCGTTTGGAACAACGAGCACAACGCCAACGGGACTACGCTGTACGCTCCCATATACCGCTGCTGACCTGAACGACTTAAACACTGGCGGCTGGACAAGTGACGGAGGAACAACCGTTGGTGGATGGGTATGGGGAATCAGTACCACTGTGGTCGAAATGCACCGATATGATACTGCGGCTTATAGCGCGGGTGCGAATCGCTACATGGCCTTTACGTTGAAATATCGTGCGGTGCCGTAATGCCAACGGTAAAGATTCCGATTGTAAATGGCGAGTACTCGAACGTCGATAGAACGGTCCTATCTGATGACGCCTTTGAGCTGTACGACTGCTACATAGACGAGAAAGGGGCAAACAATAGACGCCCTGGACTAAGTGAGCGTTTGGCTAATGCTCTCGATTTATCTGGCGGGTGTAAGGCTCTCTACTATTCTGCAGCACAAAATAAGCTCTACGCCTTATGGAGAAACACCCTTGTCGTCATGACGTACTCTGGTGGCGTTCTGTCTGTAAGTACAACGGTGACTGCAGTAGATACGACAGGGACGTTTACCATCACAACTCCTAAGAGCTACATCCTTGATGACGGCACTTACCTCTACTTCTCAACCGGGACAAAGATAGTTCGCTATAGCCCGTCTGCTGGAACAATGACGTTCCTCGATACCGTGGATGCTCAGGCACCAACGACTGCCTCCCATATAGCGGAACTAGACGGGTACTTAATTGCTAACGCGAGTAACTCGAATCGGTTCTACTTCTCAGAAGTTGCTGATTTTAACACTTGGTCGGCGCTCGATTTTGCCTCCGCTTCTGGTAACTCGGACTACGTTCTTGCGGTTCATGTGTTTCGCCGGGAGGTCTACCTCTTCGGGGCAGAGAGTACCGAGATATGGGAAAATGATGGGGTTAGCCCATTTA